GGGCTTCCAATGAGCAATTTCTGTTGTGATTGTCTCATTATTGATACCTTGCAGCCATTCTTTCATGGATATAGGTTTGCTATCACAAGAATTTGCATTTGGTGTACTACAAAGGTTTCCCATTTATTCTATCATCATAAAAAATGTGATATAAGTATATCTACAAACTTGTTATACAAAAATGAAGAAGGAACTAGGTCAATACTTTACAAGTAATGAATGCCTTCTTCAAAATGTCAAGAAGTTCACTTTGAACACAACTGGTAATATTTTAGAACCATCGTGTGGAGCGGGACATATAGTAGATTTCCTCGTAAAACATGGAGAACATAGAAATTTTACTTGCATTGAAATAGACACAACCATTGAACAACTTCAAATTATGTCTGAAAACAAAGTTAAAGTAATACATGATGATTTTTTGAATGTAGCAGTGACAACAAAATTTACTACTATTGTTGGAAATCCACCCTATGTTAAACGGAAAGGTAAGTGCAATCTTTATATTGAGTTTATTGATAAATGTGTTGATCTTCTTGATGAAAACGGTGAATTAATTTTTATCATCCCAAGTGATTTCTTCATGATAACATCAGCATCACATGTAAAGAAGAAACTCATGGAATTGGGAAGCATTACCCATGTACATTACCCTCATGATGAATCATTATTCAAAAATGCTGCACAAGATGTTATAATATTTAGGTTTCAAAAAGGGGAAAGCAAGAAACCAACTGATGTAAATGGTGTAAGTAAAACATTGAGGTTTCATAATGGAAATGTTTATTTTATCGACAATGATGATATTGAATATATCGAGCTATCTGATATATTCGAGGTTAAAGTTGGAATGGTTTCCGGTGCTGATAAGATTTTTAAAAATAATGAATTAGGCAATATATCAATAATGTCCGCCAATGGAAGCAATGCTTATATTTTACATAATGCACTTCCAGATGATGAAAATGTTTGTAAATTTTTAAATTTTCATAAACAAGATTTAATATCTCGCAAAATAAGACGATTTGATGAAAGTAATTGGTATCAGTGGGGATGTCTTAGAAATGTCAAATTTATGGAGAGTAATAAAAACACAGAATGTATTTATTGTGCTACTTTAACAAGGAAGAAACCTGTATTTAAAAAAGGAAGTGTCACATATTTTGATGGAAGTTTACTGTGTTTGTTCCCAAAATGCAAAATGGATCTGAATAAACTAATAGATTACATGAATTCTGATAAATTTCTAAACAACTTCTTTTTTGCAGGAAGATACAAGTTGGGGCAGAAATCCTTATCTGATTGTCACTTACCCAAGATTATTTGTAGCGATTAGAAACCCTTGAATGTCATTGAAATATGATCTTAATGATGTTGCAAGACATGTAAGTATCTTTTTCTTGGCACTTGAAATATCAATATCGTTTAGTTTAGCCATATCCATTTTTTCTTTCTTCCAATTTATTTGAAGTTTGTTTGTTGGGTTTGACACCAAATTTTGAATATCTAAAAGACTTTTAATGAAGACCGTCCCATCCTTCTTATCTACGTACAAGTAAAAGTACTCACTCTCAATATCACGTTCATTTTTCATATTTTCGTCTATCAATGATATCATTTTCGTAAAGTTCATGGAATCAATAATTTTTTCAGGTGCAAGGTCTGTTAGGGAAAATACAAGTGCCTTTTTATTGAAAGCATTATCGGTCGTACCTGTCGAACATTTTATGTTGATATAATATTTTGTATTGCCGGTTTGATATATAAAGTCACACCAAGATCTTGGTGGTGGAACTATTATACTGGAACCATATTTTTCAACAAGCAATTTGATTATTGTGTTCTCATCTTCAACACTATTTATTCGTCCATCAGTGTTGGATTTTGAAAATGATATTGTTTCAGATTGTAATTGGTGCAAAAACATTACAAGTTCTATCAATTCTTGCGGATATCTAGATGCCGCAACTTCAAGATAATTCTCCATTATAAGTAAATCTCTTAATATTCTTCATTTTTCCAATTATTGTTTTCAATTTTTTAAAAAGCAGTATTTTATTTAAATTATTGAGCTGGATATCTTGATTCCACAATAAGGTTCTGGTTTTTTCTTGAAATCAACTTTTTTGTAAACACCCATTCCAACAGCCTCCGTTATAATTAGTTTGAAAATTTCCCAGAATTTTGGTGTATGTCCAACCTCTGCACATGCGAAATGCCCAAGTTCGTGTAAAATTACATACATGAGCACATTTTTATCCACAAAAGTGTGATCAGTCTGTCGTAAGCAAACAACGAGTTGGCTCTTGTTTACGGAATAACTTGTGTAAGAACTCTCGGGACTTCCCTCGCTTACCGAATTTGGATCAAAATTTTTATATAAACGCTCAAAATCTGGATTATTTGGATATTTTGCTCTCAAGTGTCTTATAACTTTTAATAAATCTTTATTTATAAGAGCAAGATAATCGGCAGCCTCTTGTTTATCAGGTAATGCAAGAACAAGATATGAGCGTGAATCAACTTTTGATTTTACATATTCAACTTCTGCATTTACATAATTATTAATATACATTACCAGTATTACTACTATAATAAAAACAATAAACAACTCCACAAAGGACATCTTTACAATTACATTAGTAAAAAATTTGAAATCCAATGGATATAAAAGTTTAACTATCCTAAATATTTACTGGCTCATATTAAAATGACTGAAAGTCATGTTTTCCAAATTGTAAATTGGTATACAACGGATATTGAAGTTGAAGATAGTGACGACGATGTGGAAGATGAAGAAGAGGGTATGCAGAATCAGCCAAGAGAGAAATATGTCATGAAACTTTTCGGAGTTGATGAGCAAGGTTCTTCAATTAGTGCAACGGTGACAGATTTCACACCTCACTTTTATGTCAAAATTCATAAACAGTGGAGTAACTTTGATATCCAAAAACTTATCACAGCTCTCCGCATGAAAATGGGGCGTTCTGGAAATGGAAAACTTGAAATCAAATGTATGAAGAAAAAGGATTTTTGGGGATTTTCAAATAACTCAAATTTCTGTTTTCTCCGTTTATGTTTTGACACTCACAAGGCAATGAAAATAGCGGCAAGAGTAATATCCAATGGTAATTTCGTTGTCAATGGAATTAATCAACGAAAATTCCAACCATATGAGAGCAATATTGACCCTTTTCTCCGATTTGCACATATTCAAAATATTCAACCTGCTGGATGGGTTGAAATTCCAAAAAATAAATGCACACCAAATGACATCCTCCCAAGTAAATGTGCAACTGACGTGCGCGTAAATTGGAAATTCGTACATCATATTGAAAAAGAGGCCATTGCCCCTCTCCTTGTAGCTTCTTTTGATTTGGAATGCATGAGCAGTGATGGAGATTTCCCAGTGCCTATTAAAAATTATCAAAAAATTGCAACAGATTTGTATAATATATACCACTCTATGAGAGGAAAACAGGCAGATGAGTATGACATTAAAAGAGCCCTTTCAGGATATATGATGGAACAATTTGATAAAAAGCTCGTGTTGCCAAAGTATGAAGATGAGGTGAAAAGCCTGCGAAATAAGCTTGACCGTTATTTAGATCATATTGTGACGATTACAAGAGGTGATAAAGGAACTATGGAGCGTTCATTCAAGGATGTGTTCCAATCAAATTTCAACAAGGTTTCAGAAGCACCTGAACATTGTTTGGCATTTTTCAATAGAATCAAGGCGGGAGATATTACAACGACTGCTTTGAGAAAATCTGTGAGCACTTGGATGGAGAAATGTTTTGAAAGCAATGAAAGAATTCTGGAGAAACAATGTGATCCCGAAGAATCCATTGAAATTTTGATTAAAATTCTATTTTGTGACAAGGATGGAATAATTACAACATTGACACGGTTCTTGAATGAAGTGATGCCAGGACTTAAAGGTGATGAAATTATTCAAATTGGGACAACATTTCACCGTTATGGAGAACAAGAGTGTCATAGAAAAGTAATATTCTCATTGGGCACGTGTGACCATATTGATGGTATAGAAGTTCAAGAATTCGACAATGAGGAAGATATGATTGTTGCTTGGACTGAACTCATCAATGACAGTGACCCAGATATTATCACGGGATACAACATATTTGGTTTTGATTTCAATTATATTTATCACAGGGCTGTAGAACTGGGATGTGACAGGGAGTTTTGTAGAATTGGAAGGATTATTGGGCAGGTGTCAAAATACAAGGAATCAAAATTGTCATCATCTGCCCTTGGTGATAATTTGATGAAATTTGTGGACATTGAGGGAAGGACTTTGATAGATTTGATGAAGGTTGTTCAACGTGATCACAAATTGGATTCATACAAACTTGACAACGTCGCCAACCACTTTATGAAAATGAATAAAAATGATGTCACTCCACAAGATATCTTCAGACTTTTCAAGGGAAGCTCTGCTGACCGCGCTATTGTTGCAGATTACTGCGTACAAGATTGTGCTCTTTGTAACAAGCTCATGATGAAACTGGAAATTGTGGCAAATAATGTAGGTATGGCAAATGTGTGTTCTGTTCCTCTGAGTTGGATTTTTATGAGGGGACAAGGTGTCAAAATCTTTTCGTTGGTAGCCAAGGAATGCAAGAACCAAGGATTCCTGATTCCTGTGGTAGCAAAGCCAGCCAAAAAGAAATTGGAAGAAGTGACAGAGGATGAACTTGAAAAGGACGAGGGTGGGTATGAAGGAGCAATTGTTTTGGAACCCAAGACGGGAATTTACATTGATACACCCATCTCTATTTTTGATTATGCCTCCCTATATCCATCTTCAATGATTTCTGAAAATATTTCACATGATAGTATTGTATTGGATGAGAAATATGACAATTTGCCAGGAGTAAAATACTTGGATGTCACATATGACCTTTACGAAAAGGTGGGGGATGAGAAGAATAAAATTGGAGAGCAGGTTTGCAGGTATGTTCAACCAGAAAATGGAGAAAAGGGTGTAATTCCAAATATCCTTATGCACTTGTTGAAGCAAAGGAAATTGACAAGAAAGAAAATAGGTCTGCAAAAAGTTGTGATGAAAGATGGGGTTGAATATACAGGATTTTATCAAAAGGGTAATGGGGTTGTATTTGGATTAAGTGGAGAAAAACATGAATTTTCAGAGGATGATGTAGAAAATGTTTCAGATGTCTATAATAATTTCCAAAAGGCTGTTCTTGATGGTTTGCAACTTGCATATAAAGTGACAGCAAATTCTTTGTATGGTCAAGTGGGCGCAAGTACTTCACCATTGTATCTCAAATATTTGGCTGCATCTACAACAGCAACTGGCAGAAAAATGATTATGCTTGCCAAGGACTTTATGGAACAAGAATACAAGGCTGATATAGTGTACGGGGATAGTGTTGTGGGATATACACCAACAGTTTTAAGGGTGAATGGAGATATTATACTAGAGCAGTTCGACAATATTGCCTCAAGGTTTGGGAATGATCATTGGGTCAAGTGTGTTGAAGATGGAAGGCAAGACAAGTACAGTTGCGAGCTTAACGGAGTGGAAACATGGAGTGAAGAAGGATGGACTAAGGTTCATCGCATCATCAAACATAAGTTGGCTCCACACAAGAAAATTATCAGGGTTCTTACACATTCAGGAGTTGTAGATGTGACAGATGACCATTCCCTCCTTCTCCAAGACAAGAGTGAGATTACACCAAATAAATTAAAAGTAGGTGATAAGCTTCTTCATCACAACTTTCCTGTGGTAAATGACCTTGGAAATATTTCAGATTATCCTACTCCTGATGAAGCCCGCATCATGGGTGTATTTATGGGTGACGGAAGTTGTGGTGTGTATGAGTGTCCATCAGGGAACAAATCATCTTGGGCAATTAATAATTCTTCCCTTACAGTTCTTGATTATTACAAGACATTGTGTGAGAAAGTTTACCCACAATACATATGGAAAATAAATGATACACTTAAAAGTTCAGGTGTATATAAACTAACAATGTGTGCAAGAAAATATGGGGATTGTAAGAAGATGATAACAAGATATAGAGGGTTGTTGTACAATAACAAATGCAAGGTTGTGCCATCAGTTATTTTAAATGCACCATATGAAGTAAGGAGGGCGTTTTTGGATGGGTTTTATGATGCAGATGGTGATAAGGACAACATCATGTACATGAGGCTTGATCAAAAAAGCCAAATTAGTTCATTGTCACTGACAATGCTTTCTTCATCCTTGGGATTTTCAGTATCCTTCAATACAAGAATGGATAAGCCTCAAATTTACAGAATGACTCTTTCAAATGAGGGTCAACGGAAACATCCATGTGCTATAAAGAAACTTTACGAAATTCCATATGAGGGTGATGTGTATGACTTTACCACTGACAACCATCATTTCCAAGCAGGAACAGGAACGATTATATGTCACAATACGGATTCTCTCTTCCTTACTTTCCCCAATGAACTCAGTGGTCTTTTTGGAAAAGAAGCAATCCAAAAAACATTGGATATTTCTCTTGAAGCTTCTGACAAAATCAAGCCACTTCTCAAAAAGCCACACGATCTCGAATTCGAAAAGATCTTCTTTCCTATGATTCTCTTCAGTAAGAAAAGGTATTGTGCCAACAAGTATGAACATGATGTCAATAAATTCAAGCAAATTTCCATGGGAATTGTTCTCAAACGCAGAGATAATGCCAACATTGTCAAAAAGATTTATGGTGGAATCATTGATATTATTCTGAACAAACATGACATCAAGGAGTCTATAAGGTTCTTGAGCAAGAGTTTGCAAGATCTCATTGCTGGTGAATACCCACTCGAGGACTTTATCATTACAAAAACTCTCAAGGGGCATTACAAAGATCCCAGCAAGATTGCTCATAAAGTTTTGGCAGAGAGAATCAAAGAGCGGTCTCCTGGAAATGCTCCTCAAGCAAATGACCGAATTCCATTTGCTTATATTGATGTCAAAGATCAAAAGGTGTTACAAGGTGAAAGGATAGAACATCCAGATTATATAAAGGAAAAGAATTTGAAATTGGACTATGCATTTTACATTACAAACCAACTGCAGAACCCAGTATTGCAATTATATGCATTGATTCTCGAACAATTGGATGGATATAGGAAACCTGCCGATCATTGGACGGAAATGAAGACTAAATTGGAAAAAGAGGGAAAGAGCCAAAAATTTGTGAGAGAAAAAATTGCTGATTTGCGAGAAGAAGAAGCCCGTAAATTATTGCTTGAGGAAACCCTTGTTAAAATAAAATTGGGAAGAACAGGACAGAAACAAATTACAGATTTTTTCAAACTTCATTAACAATTAGACTCCAAAGTCTTTCACGTTCTATGTCAATCATTTTTCTAATCTGGTACGATGGAAGATCACGATTCATCATGTCTTCAACAATAATGGTGAGATTCAGCATATCTCTGATCATTATTAATTTTCCATCATTTTGTATAATTGCTTCGCCACCATACATTGGTAAAGCATTTTTTTCTATAATTTCAGTTTTCACATCTTCCACATTTTTGTAGAGTTTTGGATAAATTTCATTGTAGATGTTTAGAAACTCTTGTACAATTTGGAATATATCGTCATCAACATTTCCGGAAATGTATTCAGACATTGATTTTCATTACAAGTTTGAATAAGTCTTAAATTCTATATAATAGGTAATAACGTTTGATTGGTATGGGTCGTAAAAAAAAGATAGATGCGCAAAGTGAAGAAATAAGTGCCGAAGAACTCATCCAACTAACAGTAATAGACAAGTTTATAAAAGAAAACACAGGGTGGGAATTACAAGATCGCGAGTATGATGTAGTTCCGATGATGAAAGGTCTTGGGAAAGGAGACCTTGTATTCTTTAATAAGCAACTAGAAAGTTTCCATGTCATAGAGTGTAAAAATCATAGCACGAAAGAGACATTGGAGCAAGCAGAATATTATGCTTCTTGGGTAAAAATAAAATATCCTTCAAAACGTGTTACATATCAGTGTGTTGTTGTTTCGGAATGGTCAATAATATATGATATGGATCTAAACAAGTCGGTTGTCAATACACTGACAAAAATTCATACATTGAAAGGTTTAACAAAAAATGAGTTGGCAACTGTGGCACAAATATATTCTAGTTTATATCTCCACAGGAATGTGTTTTCTATTTTATGATTCAATCAATATGTACTATGTTGAAATTCGTTTTTAGATTTTTTTGTTCAATAATCCAAAACCCTAAACGCACAACAATAAATGTAATTACACCTACAATTACTCCACCAATAGTTGCAAATATCAGCAAACACGCACCTCCAACTAAAACTTTATCAGTAAATGGATAGTAAGGAAGCAACATTCCCAATCCCAACACAATGAGCGGAGAGAATGTAATAATGGAGACAATGGCAGCGAGCATGATGGATACGTACAACTTTGTTTGTGATGTATACATTATATAGAGTACGAGTGTAATCACTTGAGGGTCTCATATTTTTTAAGTGATGAATATAGCATCTCTTTGGTGAATCCGTTTTCTTTGACATGGACACTTTTGATTCCAATAGAATTTCCAGAACATACATTTACCCATTGATCATCAAAAAATAAAGAACGTGAAGGCAAGGTTTGTGCTACATTCAAAAGTTTTTGCAACAAAGTTTTTTTATTATCAGAATCGAGTGAAAATTGAACTTTAAAGTTTTTTTGAAATTCTTCAATAACTACAAAATCAAAATACTCGTGAATTTGAAACTTTTTCAAATAATAGTATGCATTTTTATTGTAAGAAGCAAGTGCAATTCTGTAACCAATAGTTTTTAGTGATGCTAGAGTTTCTTGCACATCAGGAAATAATTCACCTCCATTTTTCCAACATACGAGGGTATCATCTAAATCGAAAATAATCATGTCAATATTTTGTGACTTACTTGACATGCACCTTATTTTACAAGGATAAATTTCATATAAAAAACATAAGGGTAATAAAATACATATGTCTTCTAATGTAACGTTTGCTGGAAAAGGTATAAATGGGCTGGCGAATGTATCAAACAGCTGCTACATTAACACATGTATCCAATGTCTAGGACATTGTACAAGTTTCTTAGATTTCATTCTACATGGGAATTATACGGGTAAACGTGGCGATCTGATATTTGAATTGAAAGATGTGTTTAACGAACTTTGGATAAATGACAATGGTATTATTCCAAATAGATTTTTAAAATATGTCAAAGAGAATATCAATGAAATTAACATTTTAGAACAAAATGATATACAAGAGTTCTTTACTCTGTTGATTGATAAAATTAATCGTTCCATATCAAAATGTATTGATATTGAAAAAACGATGGAGAGCACAACATATTCTGATACATTGTATGATAAAATAAGGAAAAAGGTGGATAAAGGTTGGTTGCAAAGTGTCGGAAAGGAATATTCACCGATAGTTGATTTTTTCTATGGACAAAGTGTAGTTCAAATAGTTTGTGGACATTGCCAGAAAATTCATCATACATATGAACCATTTTCACTATTATTGCTCCCAATTCAAGAAGGAATGTGTCAACTGGAAGATTGTATTAATCATTATATGAAAGAAGAGTATCTTAACGATCATGGGAATGACGAATGTCCTAAATGGAAATGTGATAATTGTCACAATTCTGTCAAGAGTGTAAAGACTACAAAATTCTGGCGTTTGCCTAAAGTATTGACCATATGTCTTAAACGATTCACATATGATTTAAGGAAAAATAATACGTTTGTCTCCATACCGGAAGTTCTTGATATTTCACCGCATATGCTGAGTAATACAAACTCACGCTATGAACTCAAGTCAAAAGCTTGTCATATTGGATCATTTTCCATGGGACACTATTTTGCCTTGTGCAAGAATCCAAATGGAGAATGGTATAAAATAGATGATACTAATATAGCAAAGTGTGATGATTATTTACAAACCCCTCATTCTTATATGGCATTCTATACTCTTGTTGAATGAATTGTACTCTACAAGGATTGTCTTTTATATTTCAAAAAAGTTTTTAGGAAGCCATGATCCATCCCTAACAGAACCACCTGTCATTCCATTATCAAGATAGTATCCTTCACCTTTGGGACCATTTTTAAATGTATATCCAGGTTTTGCCCCTTGGAATATTGCTGGGATGAACGTTTCTTTGGTGACAGGTCCATAACTGATATAATACCCTTGACCTTTAGGGCCATTTGTATAATTGTAGCCAGATTTAGGACCAACAAATGATTGTGAAGGAATGAATTCAGGTTTAGAACCGACAGAAGTATTTAGATAATAGCCTTGTCCTTTGGGACCACTAGTATATGAGTAACCCTCCTTAGCTCCTTCAAATGAAGCTGCTGAAATAAACTCCAGCTTATTTGATGGGCCATATTCAGGTACACGATTAACTCTTGCATTCAAATAATAACCTTGCCCTTTAGGGCCACTAGTAAATGAATAACCTGGCTTTGCTCCTTGGAACGTTCCCGCCGAAATAAATTCGGGAATATTAGCAACTGTTGGAACTAGTTTTCCATCCTTATCAACAGGATTGTTAGTTTTGTATGTATCAACACCTTTGATAACCTCCTGGGCAAATTCAGTTTCTCTTTCCATTAAATATTTTAGAATTTCTGCAAGACTGTCATTCTTCATTTTTTCCCCTAATTGTTTTTGTGTAGTAATGCTTTCCATTACGTTTTTGGTGAGCTCAGTGATGGACTTTGTGAAATCTTCGGTGTTAATATCAGTAAGTTTCTTTGTTTCATCCCCCAATTGCTGTTGAAAGGTTTTGACAACATTGTGAATTAAAACTAAATGATATTTCTCACGGGCCGCATAGAATGTAGAGGTCTCATCAATAAATTTCTTCATGATATTGTGAACATGCTTTGTAAAAAGTATAAGGAAAATATTCATTTGGACATATTTGTATTCAAAATATTTATATTTGCCCCGTATTGTTTTTATACTATTTGTCACATCATTCATACTTTGTGCCACAACAGGATCATTTTGAATGAATGGATTTTGCAAATAGTCTTTCATTTTGACATCCAAGTCCTTATCAACAAACTTTTGAATATAGGAGGCAACTGCTGCATCAGTTTCTAATTGTTTCTTTTTATCACTTTCAGTCAATGAACTATCAATTGTATCAAGGAGTGTTCTATGAACATCACCTACCTTTGATAAAACACTTTCTGGAATTTTATCTTTGAATTCTTCCATACTCTTGATTTTATCCACGATACCTTGTGTATCATTTTTACTAAATTGGGTCAAGATGTCATTAAGACCTGTTATATTTTCTATCAATGCTTTGTCAATGAATACTTTTTTATTTTCTATCTCCTTTACTACATCGCCATCAGTTGTCTCTGGTTTTGATGTGGAAACACCCATCGTAATTTATAATACTATTACATATTTTTTTGATACATATTTTTTCAAAACTATTTAAAGTATTACCACTTTTGTAACTTATCTATGTATCATCCAAGAATGTATGGATCGAAATTCCAAAGTTATGATTTGAAATTAGACTATAAAGATGTATTGATAGTTCCAAGGAAGAGCAACATTTATTCCAGAAATCTTGTTAATTTGGAAAGAAAACTCACTTTTCCAACACAGACCAAATGGCAAGGAATACCAATCATATCCTCCAATATGGATACAGTGACAGGTATTGAATCATTTGATGTTCTTCGACAAAATAAATACATTAGCTGCTTTCCAAAGCACTTGAATCAGGAGTGGTTGCACAACCCACCAATCGAGTCATTACGCTTTACTGATAATTATATATTGAGTTGTGGTGTTAATGAAGATGATTATGTTACTTTAATGTGTCTGATAGATAAACTTGCTACTCAAGATATCAAAGTCAAATTTATTTGCTTGGATATAGCTAATGGATACCTTACCAAACTTGTAGATGTTGTTAAAGAGTTTCGACAAAAGTATACAGATATGATTATTGTTGCGGGAAATGTTGTTACTCCCGAAGCAACTCAAGATTTGATTCAAGCAGGGGCAAATATTGTGAAATGTGGAATAGGCTGTTTTACAAAAGATACAAAAGTATTAACTTCGTGTGGGGAGTACAAATACATCAATACATTGGAAGAAGGAGAAAGTATCATTTCCGGAAATGGAAAGCCAACAATTGTTAAAAGAGTAATTTACAAAGGAAAGAAAAAGGTTATCAGACTTGTTTCAAATATATGGAATGGATTTACTAGGATGACCAATGACCATAAATTTCTAGTAACACATCTAGACAATACTGATATTCAATGGGCTGAAATTGCTTCAACTCAACCATCTGTGACCAAATTACTGACACCAAGAAAAATTCAATGGGATCTGCCAATACAATATACTATTAATAATTCTATGCCTAGTAGATATCAATTAGGATTTCTCATTGGTACAGTATTACAATTTGGTGAATTTCATGATGGCAAAATACAAATATTTGACACCCCACTTGCCCATCAAAATATCGTCAAACTCGCAAAAATTTTGAAACTTTTAAAAGTCAAATTTGTAAAAAATCAATTTGCGGCTGTGACATCTTTAGATATAATTGACAACTCTTTGTGCCTTTTCTTGTATACGTGTATGATTACAAACATGAATTCTAAATTCTTGGCAACAAACAAAAGTTTCATCAATGGCTTGTATGACAGTATCAAAAATATCCAATCCCTTAATTGTAAAACATTGGACATATTCAATTGGTGTTCCCTAAATTTACACAAGGCTGTTACTCAAGATGTGCTACATACAAAAAATAGTTTCACTCATGTTGACATCATGAACATTAAAAATCTTGCAGAAACAGAAGATGTCTGGGATATTGAAGTGGAATGTCCGTCACATAGCTTTATCGCAAATAATTGCATTGTTCATAATTCGGGGTCAGTTTGTGAAACTCGCATTAAGACTG